GACGTTCTTACTTCCTAATAGAATAAAAATTCTCTGTCCAACACTAGCATTCATCATCATAACAAGACATCCGCCTGCCGGACCTGTGAATCCAGTTTTGGATAATACCACATCAAATTTTGAAGTGAGTGGATTGGTATTATTTATTTTTATTGATTTACCATCTGTTGGAATTTCTGCCTTGGGCATACTGGATACCTGTGTAATTACAGGTATAAGTGATGCCGACATTATAAGTTTCAACAGGTCGTGTGCCGTGCTAACATTGCCTTTATCTAGCCCGGTGGGTTCTTCATAGTGAGTATCAATCATACCCAATGTTTGAGCCCGTTCATTCATTCTGACTACACATTCTTCGAGATTGGCACATAGAATCTGTGCTGCTAAGTTATCGGAGCGTACCAGCGATAGTGTCAGCAATTCGCGTCGTGTAAGAGTTATCACTTTTCGTGGAATACTGCTCTGAACTTGCCTGCTCGATGGTATAGATAACAGTTCATCAAGATCTTGTTCAGTAGCAAGAACTGCTATCATCAGCTTACTAATTGACGCTATTGGCCGGATGAGATCACCATTCTGTTCTTTGATTATTTGCCCATCAGAATCAGCAACTAGAAAACTTTTGGCACTGAAGGCCGGTGGCGGTTTTGGCTTAGATTTACGATGTGTTGAAGCGGAAGCACTGACACTTATAGATAACATGAGTGCTAATGTAATCGCGGTAAAGATATGATTCATAGTAATATGATACTATAATTACCGAATAAAGTCAATTGGTGTTATTTGTAATAACAACCAAATTCACTTATCCGGTTATCATGCCTTCGCCAGGTGCAGTCCAAAGTGGACCAAGTGATATTCTTCCAAATGTTCTTACGGGTGCTGTAAGTGTTGTACCATCATCCAATCTGAAACTAATATGGCCGCCTCTATCAGTATCAAAGAGATAATTATCAGTCACCATTATCATAAAGGTACCAAGGGTATTATCTACGAGAATCATATCTCTTTTTTGAAATTGAACGCTTGCTGCACGTTCGGGATACCAATTGACAGATATTATTCTATCAAGATCCGATCCCTCTACTTTTACGAATGTTGGGATACCATTTGTGATGATAATTCCGACTATTCCGGTTCCATTATATGGACTGCCAGGGAGAGTTTGAAGGGAGGCAATAGTCGTCATCTACTATTTATCTTTCTAGAAATTCAATAAAATTTCATGATCTATACTTGTTTTTTAGTTCTTCAGAAATATAGGATATACGCATTCTTTCAGATAAGAATGGATCCTGTAGCTTGATCATTGAAGCGTACATTGAATCAATACGACCAAATACTATATACCACTCGTTTATTACCGTATCATGGCGAATATCATAGTCAGCATGTGTTTTGATAAATTGGAAATCCCCTTCAAGTTTTTCCAATTTATCTATAAGAATAGCTCTATCGTCTCCCAGGGCTATAAATTCTACCAATATGAATTCATTCATGCATTACTTATAGCTGTATTTCACATTTAGTCATAAATTCACTGAAATACATAGTAAAATATTGTAGATCAAAGATAGTGGTGCGTCGATATGCATCTGTTCCCATCCACGAAAAACTAACATATTTTCCAGATCGCATTGCCTGAATAAAGGATTTTGATTCTGATATCTTTCTATATAGCAATGGCCCTTCTTGAGTCCATCGCTGTGGTTGAGGCATTTGAATTTCCTTACCATCAATTTTTACTTCAACTTGTTGAAATGTAGTTCCGTGTGGGCTACCTTCCCAGAAGATAGCTATAATTGGCTCTGTATTTTCAACAACACGATATTCTTTACTGGAACACACAAATCTAAAACCTGTTGTCACTTTCTCCTTATTGAGACCGAACTTAGTGCCTACGGCTTCGGTATAATAGATATATCCAGCAATGGCTGTTTTATCTGTATTTTTGACTTCGATTATTTTCCAGTCGGAAGCATGGGCTCCCACAGACATAATCGCAAGTATAAGGAAAAGGCAAAAGTTTTTCATGGTGACCTCAGAGACATTATATTGTATAATGTATTTAACTTATCGTCAATAGGATCCAGATAAATAACATAGCACTTAAAGAAATACAATGGCCCAATTTATTTATTTACTCGTAGATATAGATACTAAATCATGTGATGATATCTTTACTAATGGGATATATGAATCTAAGAATTTAGAGCTAACATCTGACATTTTGGAACAGATGGCAAAAAGCTGCATGGTGGACTATTTCTATGTCATCACTCCTCGTAAAGAAATATTTTTCCCTAATTTCGATTTTTCATTTAAGCCCGAAGAATGGGATAAAGAATACATGCATATTTGGAATGATGATACCACTGTTAGATTATTTAACAAGGTAGCTGTGTTAGATAACCCATCTAAATTCACAGATACCGCACTGTTGAATGGTGATATAAAACTAAAGGTAATGCCGGGCAAAATATATGATTATCCAATGTTTGATATAATTTTTCTAAGCTACGATGAAACATATGCTGATGCTAATTTCAAGAAACTAAAAGAGAGATTTCCTCGGGCTAAAAGACTTCATAATATAAAGGGAATTATGGAGGCACACAAATCAGCAGCTCGATGGGCACTGAGTGATAAATCTAATATGTTTTATGTGGTTGATGCTGATGCTAAGATATTGCCCACATTCAATTTTGATTATCACCCACCGTGGTTTGACGGACAATCAGTTCATGTATGGTATTCGCATAATCCAGTAAATGATTTAGAATATGGATATGGCGGTGTTAAGTTATTCCCATCAAAGCTACTTGTTGAATATAATGGATCGCCCATTGATTTCACAACAACAGTGTCTAAGAACTTCAAGGTTATTCCCGAAGTAAGCAATATAACATGTTTTAACACTGATCCATTTTCTGCATGGAGAAGTGCATTTAGAGAATGCACAAAACTTGCATCAAAACTAATCATCAATCAGGATAATACCGAAACTGAAGAAAGATTAGATACTTGGTGCACCAAGGGTGTAGATAGGGAATTTGGGGATTTTGTTATTATGGGTGCGAACGAAGGCAGGGAATTTGGAACAGAGAATACTAACCGAACTGAAATGCTCGCATTGATTAACGACTTTGAATGGTTAGAAAAGAAATTTCAATCTTAGCAATGTTTCCCTAATAATTTTTCAACCATAATATTTACATCAATTTCTAATTGCTCAGTCGAGATAAAAACCTTTACGTCTCTCATTCTCTTAAATGAATCTTCCATAGCTGCCCAAGATGCATGTTTATTTAATGGAATAGGGTGTGTTATTTCTGAGCCCTTTAGCTGAACAATATTTCCATCATAGTATTGAACTAGTATCTGCTCAATATATTTTGCAGGAACTTCTTTAGCTTCGATCTCTTTTACTATACGATCGAATATAGATGGTTTAGCAATTCTACTGATTGCGTTATCAATATTAAAACTTGTTGTCGTTTTCTTTTCCATCTGATCTCCCACCACTTATTATTTATCAGAAAATAGCCGGATCAACCGGCTATTTTGTGGGAGCATTTTCACGCTTTGATACGAACAGAATCCCTCATGAGCTTTGCTTCTACTTTAGCATCTAATGCTGAAGCCTTCTTTTCAATTCTGGCTTCAGCAGCTCTGACACGATCGCGTTCGCGACGTTTATCTTTACGCTCCTCAAGCTTTTCAGCCTTGATATCTTCGGGGAGAGTTGGTCGCCCGCGACCTGGACGTGAATCCGGATCTAACGCATATGCTTCTTCACGTTTAGCTGCGGCATCCTTTTCAAGTAATTCTGCCTGAATTATAAGTCCTTTGGCAAGCACAACAGGGTCTACCTTCACACCAGCAATAGTATCTGCTATTGTTTGATCTGGTGATTGTGCCCTCTGTTGTGCTACATATTCGTCGACTTTCTTATCAATAGTTGCATTGATAAGAGCCAATGGCACTGACTGTCCAGGCAACGGAAGCATCGTTACATTTGATACAGGTTCCTTGCGTAGGTAAGCTTTCTGGTGTAAGGAAGTAAGGCAATTTGTGCCATCCGGGAATGTCCTGCGATTCAAAACTTCATAGAAATCATTTGTTTCTTTAGCTTCTTTGCTATTTAGGCATTGAATCAAATAATCGTGATAGCTATCTGGAAGACGTTCTGTTTCAACAATCAAACAATGTGTTTCGTCGGTTGGTAATTTTCTAAATACTACTGCGACGCGAACACCTGTATTGACAAGTTGCCCAGTATGTTTTTTAAGATTTTCTATGGCCATATTATTCTGTCCTTTATTTTATGCTTTTGGCGCTTCTGCTGTTGCAGCTTCGTCTTTCTTTTGTGTGCTTTCTACATAAGCAAGGAAGCCACTCAATTTATTGTAAGCATCACCTACCTGCGAAAGCTCGCCTGCCTGAAATGCGCCACGTCGCGATGCAAG